GTCATACATGTGCTGGTCACAGCGATTCGGACATACCCCCCCACCTCGGGCGCGAATTTCACACACAGTCACAGCCAATCGCGTGAGCGTGTAGCAGGCACAGTGAGTGCGTCAACACCACGCTTGCCCTTTCTTCCATTACATGATCTACACAGCACACCTAGATCACCTTGTGGGTCACCACCTGAAGCCACACTCACCACATGGTCCGCCGTGAGGTCAGCCGAGGGGTGAGCAGGGGCAAGCCAGCCAGGGCACCAGTCCCCATGCACAGCACGCCAGGCATCGACAACGGCCTTCCTGCGCACGCGCTCCTGATTCGAACCGCGACCATGCAGATCGGACCGTCCTGGAACCGGCATCAGATGACCCCTTGTGCGAGACCAGCCCCACGCAGGATGTCCTCCGGAGTGGGCTGGAGCGGGAACGGCGCCGGCGGGCCAACGTGGACGGGAGCCCGATCCAGCGGCACAAGATCCCACTCCATCGGGGCCTCGTTCCAGCCGCACTCCGAGCACGGCTCCCACTGACCGGGCACCCATACGCGCGTGCCGTCCATGGTGCTGGCGTCCGCGTATTCGCGATGCTGCGGCGCCCAGCAGATCCGACATGCGTCCATCAGACGATCGCCTCCATGAACGGGCCCAGCGTGGTGAACCGCTGGAGCTTGTCCTTGACCACCCAGAACGTCTTCCAGACATCGCCCTCGCGCACGGCCACGGCGTAGTCACCACCACGGCTCAGGCGCACACTCCAGATCTTCTTGGGCCCGAGCGCTTTGCCGGTGATGCCGTGCGGCACCCATCCCTCGGAATAGCGCGCCTGGGTGCGCCAGCCGGCGGCCACGGCATAGGTCTGAAGACCGCTGATGGGATCAGGCTCGGCCGGCTCCTGACCATCCCGCGAGGTGACCAGCGGAGCCGGGAAGATGCCGACCGTGGGCGGCTGATGGCGGACCCATTCAGCCTTCATCGGGAAGCACACGAGATAGTCATCCATTGATCAACATCCCCATCAGATCATCGTCTGTGTGGGCCTCACGCATCCGGGCCAGCACGGCCTGGGCCGGCGCCTCACGGAGGTAGGAGGCGCCGCGCTCAAAGGCCTCGGGCCGGTCCCGGAGCCAGCCCACCATGCGGTTGCATGAGGTCTCACCCGTCCGGCAGAGCAGCCCGCGCACGGCGCCGGGGTTGCCCGAGCCCATGGCATGGATGTGATCCACGGCCAACCGGCTCGGGCCTCGGCCTTTGGGGTCGTCCGGGTGCTTGCCCCGGGCCGATCGGCAGATGTAGCAACGGCCGAGCTGAGCCAGGTAAAGAGCCCGGTACTGGTCCGGAGTCAGCCCGTACTTGGTCAGCACGTCCCGGTAGAACGCGCGCCAGCTGGACGCCACCGTGGCGTCCATGCCGGCCGGTGGCGTCCAGCTCACTCGGCCGGCAGCTTCACGTGCGAGCGCTTGCGCGTGGCCGAGTAGGTCTTGCCGTTCTTGGTCACCATCACGTCCGCGTACTGCACGGTCGAGTCCAGCAACCCCTCAGCTGCCATCCGATGCAGATGGCTCATGATCGATACCTGCTTGATGCCCGTGACTTCGGCCGCATCGTTGGCCAGCTCGGTTGCATCCTGGTAGTTCTCCCGGTCCAGTCGGTCCCAGATCAGCTGCCATGCCTGACCGACCTTGCCGCCCTTGGCCCCGATCTTGTACCGCGTGCCGGTGGGGGCAACACCGTTCGGCATGTTCGTCATAGGTCCAGTATGCCTCAGGTATCAGATAGATGCAATGTCCGTACAGAGCAGGCAGTCCACAAGATCCAGCCGATCGGCGTCCATGAGCCGGTACCGCTTGATCGAATGAGCCGGCCGCTGGCACGCGGGCATGGCCCGGTTGAAGCGCGATCGCAGATGCACGTGCGCCGGCACGAGCCGTGTCCGGACCGTGGACGGCCCTGTGCGCTCGCTGGAGACGCTGGCCAGGCCGAGCCGGATGGCCTCGTTGGCCACCGCGCTGACCGAGCGGCGCGAGCCCGAGGGTAGGACCACACCACGCTTGTCCGCCGCGCTCCAGCGGTCCAGGCTCGCCCGGGGAAAGACCAGTCCGCCGGCATCCAGATAGGCCAGCAGGCTGGCCATGTCCAGGTCCTTCACACCGTTACGAAGCTGACCGTTCACCGGGACCACAGCATCGGCCGCCGCGAACGAGCCGGCTCGGATGATCAGGTTCTCCTGGGCCCGGCTGGGCGATGAGCCGAGCACGGCCAGTCCGTGCTTGCGCGCGCACGCGGTCCGGTGCCGGGGGAGGTTACCGGTCATGGTCCCGCAGAGATCACACGCAACGGAGTTGCGGTTGGCCTTCTGGAAGCGCGGCCGGTGGACTGTCTCCATCTCATCGCGCGGTAGATCAGGATTGCCCCGAAGATCGATACATGGCTTACCGGCGGGCTGAACACAGACCGGGCACTCGATCAAAAGCGGGTCCACGTACGGAGTGGTGATGGGCATCGTCATACATCCACTATAGCATACCTATGCATGAGCCGTGCTGTGGACATAGACCTTGTCACCGTCCCGGCGCTCCAGGCGATACCCTGCGGCGTATTCGGCCTTACGCGCTACATGTGCCCTATAGGGGTTGAAGATCCGATCGCCCGTCTTTGTGGACATCGTCTCCCCTTTGTCCGTTAGGTAGGCAGGCCAGCGGGTGACCGACTTGTAGGTCTGCATACCTAATGGTCCGCCTATGAACAACGCCTCATCAGTCATGGACTCAAATATAGGCCCTTATTTCCAGAGGTGGACCTGGTGCACCTCTGGCCAGACACGCGGGAGTGAGTTTTTCATCCTCTAAAAAATAACCCACGGGCGTCAGCTTGGGCGGAGGTGCACCAGGTCCACCTCGCCTACCGGGTCTCCACCATCCACTTCTGCTTGCCGCCGGTCTTGCCGAGGTACCGCAGCACGTACGCGCGGCCCTCCTCGTCCGAGACCCAGCGACCGAGCCGGAACCGGAGCCAGTTGCCGAGCGCCTGCTTGCCCCGAGCCTCACCACGGGCGAGCTTGTCCAGGACCACGCCCGGGAGCCAGTCTCGATCCGCCTCGATCCAGTCACCCTCGTCCGGCTCCAGGAGGCCGGCCACGGTCCAGCTCCCCGAACCGAATCGGCCGTGCGCCCGACTCAGCACGGTCACCAGCCCATCGTCATCCCCGCCGGCCGAGGCTCGCTTGCCCGATTCCATGTCGAAGCTCCCGGGTACTCCACTGGTCGCCAGGATGCCGCCCACCACGCGCTCCCAGGACGCGAACCCGTCCGACTGACGCCGGTCCTCCAACGGCATGCCCTGGGCTACCCAGTGCCGCACCATGACCAGCAGGGCGTGGATGAGCCGGTTGCGGTTGGACCGGACCCAGGCCGGCAGATCCTTGATGGCGAAGTCCATCCGGGTCTCGGGGTTGGCCATGTCCGGATCGATCAAGATCGTCACTGTGCGCCGGACGAGGTCTCCGCCCAAGCTCAGGTTGTTGCCCGTCACCACCCAGGTCCGATCGTTGGTGGTGGTGATCATCCGGGTGGAGCCCAGCTCCCGGTCCTGCATCTCGCCCGTGCTGGTGAGCATGCCGGCCAGCACGCTGGACCGCAGCACGCCCGTGACGTTATCCAGGACGACCACGGGGGCCGAGGTGGTGGCCAGCAGGCTGATGGTCATCTTGCGCCACTCGGCCTCATCCTCGGGCGTCTCCGACCGGAACACCGCTCCGTGGATCATGCCAACGGTGTCGGCCAGCAGGCTCTTGCCCGAGCCGGGCTGGTGGGCACCGATGCCGAACATCTTGTAGCTGGGCGGAGTGACCAGCCGCAGCAACGGCGTCAGGAGTAGGCCGAAGAAGTTGGCTCGGTCGTCCGGGGTGGCGAACGGGAAGCCAGCCACCATCTCCCCCAACAGCGCCACGGCGCCGGTCAGCTCAGCCTGGCTCGGCCGCTCGGGCACGGCCGGGACGTTGACCCCCTGGCCAGGGATGAACAGGTACCCGCTGGCCTTGTCGTAGCCCGGTTGATCGAGGATCGAGCCGTCCGCCCGGACCATCGGAGTGTGCGTGATCCCGCGCAAGGGTCGCAGCCCTATGGCCGCCTCGGGTGCGTTGACCACGGCCTCAGCCGCGCTGATCGGGAACATGGCCGGGACCTCGATCGAGGGCTCATCCTTCTTACCCTTGAGGATCTTGTAACAGGAGTAGAGGAACTGGATCTTGGAGGCCATAGCCCGCCCATTCACTGGCCGGATCTCCACCGGACCGTTGCTGTCCCCGTCCGGGGCCGGGACGTAGCCGAGCTCGGACACGCGCGGGGTATGTACGATCTGGCCGCCCTGGCTGAAGAACCCCGAGAGCCGGCCTACGCCCGCCTCCTGAGCCAGCCAGTAGCTCATGACGGCCGGGGATTCCACCAGCAGCCGGGGATAGCCGATGTCCGAGCGGATGGACGTGTCCACCTCGGGAGCCTTGGCCAGCACGGTCCGGGGCTCCTCCTTGCCTCGATCCAGACCCGTCTGGATCACGCTGGCCGCCGTCCAGCCCAGCCCGTTGGATCGGTTCCAGGCGTCCGAGTGGACCCCGCCGTCTTCCAGTGCGGCCAGCAGATCGGCGGCCGCGCCCTCCTCGTCCAGCCAGCCGCCGGCCACGAACCGGCCCAACACCCGGGCCGCGCCGCCAAGCACGCCGTTGATCTCGCCCGCCTTGGCCTGGCGGACAGCCTCCAGCTGACCCTGTACGGTCCGCTCGGCCGTCAGGGCGTCCATGTCCTCCGCCTCGTCCCAGACATCGCTCTCCGGAGCGTTCAGCGGGCGGGCCGTGGGCGTGGGGCGCTTGCTGGCCGTCGCCAGGTCGATGAGGGCGCGTCGCTCGGGAGAGCCCTGAGCGTGCGGAGCAACCTCGGGCACCTTGGCCCACCGGTACTCCACCGGCTGACCTTGATTCGGCCCGAACCGGCTCACCCGGACGGTGGGCGCGATGAAGATGAAGCCTCGTCCCTCGCCTCGGTCGTCCCCGGCCTGAAGGTCCACACCCTTGGCCGGCTTGCCCTTGGCCAGGTTCGTGCGGGCGATGAGGTGGTGGCTGCCGTTGGAGGGCGTGTCCGCGTTGCCGTACGACTCGGGCCAGGCGCCAGCGGCCAGCAGTTCGGCGAACCCCTCGTCTCCGCCGTTGCGCGGGTCGATGTCCAGCACATCGAAGACCACGCCGGTGACCATGGCCAGGGCCCATCCGGGCCGCCAGCGGTCCACGGCTGAGTGATTGGGCTTCCAGGTCTGCCAGGCCGACGGGTACAGGAACTCCCCGGGTCGCAGGCTATCCGGGGCGGCCGGGAATACCGGGCATCCAAGATCGACTAGCAGATGGGCTATCCGCAGACCCTCGATCTGGCTTTCGGACATGTTGCTCATGTATTCTCCTGCTCGGTTTGTCGGTTGTTCAAAGGAACGCCCCCGGGCTCAGCCAGCCCGGGGGCGTTTATCTTCTACCTCAGCGGCGGGCGATCACAACCTCCCGCTGCGCTCGGCTTACGGCTGTGTAGAGCCAGCGGCGCCCCATGTCCACGGCGGCCAGCCGGCCCATGTCCTTGCCGGCCATGGACACCACGCCCGCCGTTTGGTCCACCACGTAGACCGAGCCCCACTCGGACCCCTGGGCCTTGTGCACCGTGATCACGTTGGCGAACGTGAAGGCCCCCCGCTGACCCTGATGGGTGCGGTTGTTGCGCTTCATGTCGGCCTCGGCCTGCTGGCTGATGAAGCCGTCCGCATAGGTGTTGATCCAGCGCGCCGGCTTGCCCGCGTCCACCTCGGCCAGCAAGAGCTTGGGCCCGAGCGGCGCCGGCTGCACCTCCTGCACGTCGAACTGCTGGCCGTTCAGGATGCCAAGATCCTTGTTGTTGGTCAGGCACATCACCCGGTCGCCCACCACCGGTTGACCCTTGGGACGCCCGAGTCGCAATCGGATGCCCTCGGTCAGGCTCCATCGGGTGGCGTTCTTCCAGACCAACACCTGGTCGGCCGCCATGGCCTCATCGAAGCTGACTGGTCGCACGTCAGCCTCGGTCAGGCCGTAGTCCCGGCGCGTGGACTGCCGGATGCGGGTAGCCAGGTCCAGCACGGCATCGCCGTTGCGCATGACCTCGGTCAGCATGGCGTCCGGCTCGGCGTCGGTGAAGTAGCCGCCGCCCTCCACGGGCGGGAGCTGGGCCGGGTCGCCGAGCACGAGGATCGGCGCGCCGAAGCTCTCGATGTCCTGGCCGACCTTGGCGTTGACCATGGACACCTCGTCCAGCACGATCAGGCCGGCCTGGCCCCACTCGCTCTCGGGATTGAGCACGAACCCAACCGTCTTGGCTTCCCGCTCCAGGCCGGCCACTTCGGCCTCCAGCTCGGCAATGATGTCGGGGCCCTCGTTCAGGTGGTTGAGGCTGGGACTCGCCTTGGCCAGCTCCAGCTCCTCCTGGGCACGCTCCAGCTTGCGCAGGGTCTCGGCTGTGCCCACGGGCCGGTAGATGCTGGAGTGAATCGTCTGGCCGTCCACGCCCTTACGCTGGAGCACGCTGGCCGCCTTGCCCGTGTACGTGCCGAACACGGGCGTGACGCCGAGGGCCTTGGCTACCCGCGCGGCCAGGGTGGTCTTGCCGGTACCGGCGTAGCCGAAGAGCCGGAACGGCGTGAATGGATCTTTGTACCAGTCCACGATTTTGGTCATCGCGTCTGCCTGTTGGTCATTCAGCTGCATGTGGTCTACTATAGCAGACGAACATCCACACGAAACCGAGGAGCCCCATGCAGTACCAGGACGTTCTGATCACCCCCGGCATGGCCGCTGAATACCTGAAGGTCAATGCCGAGAACAACCGCAAGCCCAAGGCAGCCAAGGTCACCTCCTACGCCCGAGACATGAAGGAGGGCCGCTGGGTACACCCCACCGGGGAGTCCATCAAGTTCGACACCTCCGGGCGTCTGGTGGACGGCCAGAACCGGCTCATGGCCGTGATCGAGGCCGACATGCCCGCCATGTTCACCGTGTTCCGCAACGTGGCCATGGAAGCCATGCCCGTGCTGGACTCGGGCGCCGGCCGCTCCTTCGGTGACGCCATGGCCGTAGCCGGCGCGCCGAACCGATTCCACGTCGCCACCGTGGTCCGCTGGATCACGGGCTGGGACAAGGGCGTGCGGCGCGGCATCGGCGGCGGCTACAACCCGACGCATCAGGAGCTGCTGGATCGCTACGTGGCGGACTCCGACGCGTACGACACGGCCGGGGTCCGAGGCAAGGACGTGAGCAGCCAGGGGCTGGGCAATGCCGGCGCGGCGGGCGTGGCCTACTTCCTGTTCAACCGCCTGGACTCCGAGGCCACCAAGGTCTTCTTCGACCGCGTCATCTCGGGAGCCAACCTGGCCGAGGCAGAGCCCGAGTTGGTCCTGCGCAACCGGCTGAGCCGTGGGCGTAGCCGCACGGGCAAGGACAGCCGCCAGGATCAACTGGCCCTGTTCGTGCGCGCCTGGAACGCCCGGCGCGAGGATCGCACGCTGGCCAACATCGTCTCCAGCCCCACGGGAGAGTTGACCAACGAGAACTTCCCCATCCCGCGTTAGGTCTGCTATACTTGGGCTATGAAGATCAAAGATCTGAAGCAGGCAGTGTTCTATCTGAGCAACACTGCTCAGAAGTGGCCATCGATCCACTACAACAGCAAGCGCATTCGGGTGGTCTTCGCCGAAGACGGAACGGTGACCCGATGGGGACGAAGCAACAGCTGGATCCGTAACTACTGGAGCGAGTCCCCTTCCGGGGCCTATGTCCAGGTACACCGTTACCAAGAAGACGGCACGCCGATCCCGGGAACCGACTACGTCAACCTCACCTCGATCCGAGGCGAGTGGGAGACAGCCCGCGCCCGAGAGCTGGAGCTGGAGGCTGCCGAGCGTGCGGCCGAGACGGCCCGCCAAGAAAGTCTGCAAGTCCGGCGCGCTCAGGTGAACCGACTCCAAGCCGCCGGCCTGGAGGGACGTCTGTACGGGAAAGACTTCCAGATCCGGCCCGAGGTGCTGCTGGCGTGGCTGGAGAGCCAGGGTGTCTCCGTTGCCGAGTAACGCGCTGGAGCGGGCCGTCATCGCGGCGGCCCGCTCCTACTCCCGAGGCGAGATCTCTGGAGAGAAGTTCAACAACGCCGTTCGCGCCCTGGAGGCGTGGGAAGCCACGCAGCTCCCCGAGGTCATGGAGATCGGCTGGCATGAGCTGGCGGAGGGTGATGCCCTGCGCTCGGCCAAGAACGGTCGCTTCTACGAAGTCACCAACGTCCTGAAGGTGAAGGCAGGCTATGAGATCAAGCTCAACGGGGTCCCCAACAAGATCAGCCGGCCCACCCCGGCCGAGCCCACGGCATGGGTCCAGCGGGGCACGACCGGCACGGCCGTGGACACGCTGACGCACGTCTTCAGCTCGGGAGGATGAGCTTCGTATCCGGCGGCATGGGCCGGCGGGGTAAGTGCGCAACCAAGCACCCGTACAAGACCCATGCCGCCGCCGAGCGCGCCGCAGACGTCCTGGAAGCCAGGGGCGTCTACCGCCCAGGGCTGGAGATCTACCCCTGCAAGGACCACTTCCATATCGGCCACGCCATGGCCAAGGACAGGAAAGGCAGACGCAAATGATCTACACCTCAACCGGGAGAGCCATCGGGGGCTCCAGTCACGGCCGGTGGCTCACCGCGCTCAAGGACGCGCCCGTGACCGCCGTTGCCCCCGGGGGTCGGCGGGGCCGCTACCTCCCGGCCAAGATCAAACTGGAGGGCTGGAAGGTGGCCTTCCCGGTCTGGGTGCACGAGTCCATGTGGCGCGTGGGCGAGCCCATCGTTCCCGCACGGCTGCTGCCCAACTACACGGCCCCGATGCGCGAGAGCTGTCTTCTGCCCATCCGGGGACTGCGGTGAGCGCGCTCAACGACCGGCGCCAGCGTGCGCGTGAGGCGTACCACGACGCCACGGACCTCCCGGAAAAGTTCAGCAACCGGGGACTGGACGAGGCGATCGAGACGGCCACCCGCGTGCAGATCACGCCGGAGATGCTCGACGCCATGAATCCGGCTGTCGGCAACCGCGAGGAACGACTCAAGGCCGCGTTCGAGGCGGCGGGATTTGAGGTCGAGTCGTGAGCGTGGCTCTACGGGACTACCAGCGTGAGGCTCTGGCCGCCGAGGTGGACCACCGGGCCTTCACGCCGCATGAGACCCGGCTGGCCATCGTCTTGGCCACCGGGCTCGGCAAGACCATCGTCATGGCTGAGCGAGCGATCGATCACCTGAAGCGCCATGACGGCCGCGTGCTGATCCTCGTGCACACCGACGAGCTGGCGGACCAGGCCGAAGAGAAGGTACGTCTCCAGGCTCGGCCGCACGGCTTCACGGTGGGCGTGGTTAAGGCCGAGCGAGACGAGGTGTTCGCGGACATCATCATCGGGTCCGTGCAGACCCTGGACCGACCCACCCGACGCGCCATGGTCTCGGACGTGGGCCTGGTCATCGTGGACGAGTGTCACCACGCCACAGCAGACAGCTACCAGCGCCTGTTGGCGTTCTTCGGATGCATGGGCCCGCTCGACTGTCCCGCCCTGGGCTTCACGGCCACGCTGGAGCGCGGGGACGGCCAGAGCCTGGGTGGGGTCTGGCAGGACGTTGTATATACCCGAGGGACGTCCTGGGCCGTGCGCAAGGGTTGGCTGGTCCAGCCCATCGGCTACCGGCTGGAGATCCCCGGCCTGGCCGCCATGCCCGTCTCCGAGGCCGGCCAGGATCAGGCCCTGGTAGATGGCCTGGCTCCGGAGCTGATCGTCCAGGAGTGGATCAAGAGAGCGTCCGACCGGCCCACGGTGGCCTTCATGCCGCTGGTCCGCTCGGCCCGCGCCCTGGCCGCCGCCTTCCATGCGCAGGGCATCACGGCCAGGGTGGTCCACGGCGGCATGCCCAAGCGCGAGCGCCGGGAGGCCCTGGCCGCATACGAAGCCGGGCACGTTCAGGTGGTCTGCAACGCCATGGTCCTGACCGAAGGCTGGGACTCCCCGCACACGTCGTGTGTGATCATCGGTCGCGCCACCAAGAGCCGGCCCCTGTTCATCCAGATGGCCGGCCGGGGGCTGCGGCCGGACCCGACCTTCCCCGTGGAGGATCAGGATTGCGTGCTGCTGTGCGTGGCCGACTCCACCACAGACATGTGCACGGTGGCCGACCTCTCGGACAAGCCCCTGGATCGCAAGACCCAGGGCGCACTGACGGCCATGGAAGACCAGTGGGACATCGGCTCGGGCATGGAAGACCCGGAGCACGTATGGCTTGGCCAGGTGGACGCTCGGCAGTTCGATCCGCTGGCCACCCGGTCCAGCAAGGTCTGGGCCAGGACCAAGGCCGGCCTGATCTTCATCCCCGTCGGTGATCGCCGGTACGTCTTCATCAGCGGTACTCAGATCTGGTACTACCGCCTGGATGAGCACCTGCACCGCGCCGTGGCCAGCAAGCGAGGCCTTCCGCCGCCGGACCTGGAACTGGCCATGGCCGAGGCCGAGCGGCTGGCCGAAGACCTCGGCGGAGACCTCGGCCGGCTGGTGGCCGACAAGGGCCGGGCCTGGCGCAAGGGCAAGCCGTCCGAGGCCATGCTGGGCCGCGCCAGTCAGCTCGGCCTGGACGCCCAGGTGGCCACGATCATGGCCGCCCGAGCCGGCGGCAAGGCCGGAAAAGTGTCAGACCTCATCACTAAGGTCTTGGCCAGCCGAGCGCTGGACAAGTTCGCGGAAAGGATCAAGGCGTGACCCGATGCCCGCTCATGCCGTCCCAGCGCAAGATGATCCAGCTCACGGCGGACGGCATGACTCAAGCCAAGATCGCTGCTGAGATGGGGCTGAGTCCCTATCAGGTCTACAACGCTCTGCGGTACCTGGTGAAGACTCAGGGATTTGAGAACCGGGTACACATGATCGCTGAGGCACTGCGGCGGGGATGGATCAAGTGAGAGTCAGTAATCAAGCCGTCCGGGAGCGTGCCGCTGAGCTAGCTGGGCGTTGCGGATGTCGCACCTGGCAGGCTCATCGAGGCGTGGCCATTCACCAGCTGGAGACCGAGGGCAAGATCAAGTGAGTGACTTCTATGACGCCGTGGACGACCCGAACGAGTACGGCCTGACGCCGGACCAGAAGTTCTACCGCTTCCCGCCGCCGCCCGGGGTGACCGTGCCCAAGGGCTGGCGCGGCTGGACCCGGACCACCAACCTGGTGGGGGCCTTCAGCGACCAGAAGGCCCTGGAGCTGTGGTCCGAGCGCCAGACCCTGCTGGGCCTGCTGGCCAACGAAGGCACCGTGTTCGACGAGATGGCCGCCGTGGCCCTGGAAGACCTCACGGACGAACGGCTCAACGCGTTCGCGGACAAGGCTCGTGAGGCGGTCGGAGCGGACACGGCCGCACGCAGGGGGACAGCCAGGCACGCTGTGTTTGAGACCTACCAGAACACCGGGCGCATCCAGGGCCACCGGCGGATCAAGCTCCAGATGGCCAGCTTGCTGGAGGCCCTGGAGCTGAACGAACTGGACCTCATCCCCGAGTGGTCCGAGCGCAAGGTCTGGCACCCGGCCGGCGGTGGCGTGATGGGCACGATGGATACCCGGGTGATGTGCCGCCGGACGGGCCGGGAAGGCGTGCTGGATCTGAAGACCCAGGCGCGCTTCTGGACATATCAGGAGGTCTGCGGCCAGCAGGAGATCTACTCGGGCGCGCCGTGGGTCTGGCAGGGCCCGTACGACGCCAGCGGGGGCTGGGTGCCCAACCCCGACAACAATCTCATGGGCCACCCGGACGGCGCCCTGGCCGGCCGCAAGGTGGCGCTGTTGGCCCACATGCCGCAGCAGCCGGGCGAGGGGCAGCTTCCGGTGGAGATCCACGAGGTGGACATCGAGTATGGCGCCCGGGTGGTGGAAGAGGCAGTCCGCATCCGGGAGCTGCGCTCGATCGGCAAGAGCACGGCCTATGGGCGCCGGGTGGGCCAGATCCGGCCGCCGTCCGCGCTTGCACGTCAGGCGTAATCCTCGGGGCGGACGGGTGCATTACTTGTCCATGTGGGCTTGATCAGACTGGCACTGAACGGTCCACTCCGAGGGTTGCACGTAAGGCATAGTTGAGGTAAGCTTCAGGTGCTCGGGGCGGTTGGACTAAGCCAGCTCAAGGTGGCGCGATGCCCGCCCCGAGCACCTGAAGCCCCTGGTCCGGGTCCCTCAAAGGATGCGGCCGCACGCCGGTAGGTTCGAAGCCAGCCAGGGGCACGCTCGGAACTGCATGAGTGAAAGGCCCGGATCACTGCGGTAGGGTCCGGGCAACACGGCCAGGTAGGGAACGGCGGGATCGCTGGTGCACCAGTCCCGTTCGGGTGTTCGAGTCACCCGCTGGCCTCGGAGACACCGGACCGGTTGGTCGCGGATCACCAAAACGGTGACGGTCGGGCCCTCGTGGTCCTCCCAGGTAGCTGGGCATCGTTAGGGCGCAAGCCGGCTGGCACAACAGACGCACACGCAGACAAGGACGCGCATGACGGATCAGACGCAGGACCTGTACGACGAGGCGAGCGAAGAGTTCGCCGGCAAGGACGACCTGAAGGATCGCCTGGTGGCCATCTGGGTGACCGGTGTGAAGGGCCAGCGGACCAACCCGGACGGGAAGCCGTATGCCTGGGTCGAGACCATCACCGTGGCCCTGGACGACGGTCCGGGCGGAGAGAGCGTCACCGAACTGGTGGGGCCGGCGCCCGAGCGGCTGGACAAGTTCCAGTTGTCGGCCAGTGGGCTGGTCTCCCGGCTGGAGCCCCGAATCACCAAGAAGGACGCGGAGGGTAACCCCCTTTACAAGCCCATGGTGGGCCGGGTCAACAGCCGCCCGAACAAGATCAAGGGCCGGACGGACTCCTGGTCCATCTCCAAGCCGACCGAGGATGACGCGCTGATCCTGGACGGGTACGAGTCCCTGCTGCGTGGCATCACGTCCGAGGTCCGCGAGATGCGCGAGACCTCGGACAGCGGCGCCGCTTTCGACTGATCGAAAGGTCCACATGAACTTCACGCCCATCGGGAGCCCGAACAACCCGCGCCCCCGGCCCAAGCCGAAGCACAACTGAACAAGATCAGCCCGGCCAAGACCTCTCCACGGGTGGCCGGGCTGATCTCTATCTGGAGGGCAAAAACTTGAAGCTTCAAGATCTTCGACCGGGTGACATCGGGTTCGGCCCGATCCACGGGCCGGCTTCCCTGCTGGTCACCACTGGCCAGGCCATGCTCGGCGAGAGCTTCCGGGTGGGCGGACTGAACGTCCAGCACGTCTTCATGATCACCGAAGCTCTGCACGACGAGGAGCCTTCTGAGGAATGGCCTACGGGCGTGATCAACAAGGGGAGCCTGGTGGAGGCCATGCCGGGCGGCGCCGTGGAGGTGCCGATCATGCTGGACCGCTGGACGCCGAGGTTCGCCTACGCGCGCTTGCCCGAGGATTACTCGGGCCAGGGCTCGGACGCTGCGGCCATCGCGCGGGCCATGGTGGGCACGCCCTACTCGTTCGCCAGCTACGGCGCGCTTGCGCTCTGGCGTTGGGGGATAAAGACTCCCCGGCTGGAGCGCTGGATCGGCCGGCAGGGTGATCTTCAGGCTGGACTCGGCCCGTACGGTTCATCCCCGGCCATCCGGCTCCCCAAGGAGGCCATCTGCTCTGTCCTGGTCGACCAGGCCTGGAGCCTGACCGGCAAGAAGATCATGGAGAGCGTCCCGCATCAGTGCGTGACACCGGGCGCCCTGGCCGCCCGACTGCTGACCATGGACGACGTGACCTGGATCTGGCCCCGCGATTGAAACGTGTCAAACAGTGACAAAGGGGATGGGCCCCTCCCGGGGCCCGCTCCCTCACTCCTGGCCTACCAGGTCCTTCAGGTAGTAGCCGTCCACCCCATCGTCCAGGCATCGGCAGTTCTCGATCTTGTCCGAGCCCGCTAGCCAGGTCTGGTAGATGTCCTCGGCCTGGATCCCTTCCTCCAGCAGCTCCTCGGCCCGCTCTTCGAAGCATCCCATCTGGTGGCCGGCCGCCTCGGCCAGTTTCCGCTCCAGCTCCAGGTCCGTCACCATCGTGTTCTCCATCTTGGCTTCCTCTCCCTTGTTCATACATTGAGTATAGCAGACGTAGAGACGGCTCCGCAACCCCTTGCGTCAACCTTTTCCTCTGCTATGCTAGAGGTATGACAGCGAGCGAATGGAGCTTGGTCCTGACGCTCCTCGGGGCTATCGGCCTGGTGGCCGCCGCCGCTGAGGCATGGGGCCGGCCCGCGCGATACGACTCCCGGCACAGGCCGGGCAAGCACAGGGAGGAGGATCAATGATCACCGAATGGGACCACTCGATCGAGTGGGACTGACCTGACCGCTGAAGCCCCCGCCCAGAAAATCTTGGGCGGGGGCTTCCTCTTGATCTCTTACCTCTGCTATAGTTGACCTATGAACAACAACGAGCACACCGACACCGACGACCTGACCTTTGCCCCCGCGCCCGACTGGGCCTGGATGCTGATGGGCGCCGCGCCGGCTCTGGCGTTTGTGATCATGCTGCTGGTGATCCGATGAACTGGACCTTCAGCACCCCGGAGATCGTCCGCACCCAGCCTCTGCATCCGGCTGAGCGCCTGGCCTTCATCGGGGCCATGGAGGCCCTGAACTGCTGCGCCGACCACGCCGTCCCCCTGGACCGCTTCTCGCTCCGCCTGATCACCGAGGGCACCCGCGACGGCGCTCTCACCATTTGGCTCAACGAACTCTCACACTGGTAGGAAAGATCTTGGCCCGGGGGCTTCCCCGGGCCTTCTTACATCTGCTATAGTAGACCTATGAACAAGCCGAGCGACGACAAGCTTCCGATGACCGGGGTCTGGTACCGCAGCACGATCGACCCCCGAGTGATGGGCAAGGTCATTTCGATCAACGCCCACATGTGCACCGTCCAGTTCACGGGCGGCGGTCTGGACACCTGCACCTTCAACGAATTCGCGGACTCCTGGGAGCTGGCATGAACGTCCTGGGCATCATCACCCTCCTGGCCCTGGTGGTCACCATGGCCAGCCTGATCCATACGGCCCGGGCCCGAGCCCGGTGCGAGAAAGCCACACAGGAGTTGGCGGACCGCCGGCTCAACGCCTCGATCAAGTCCATCAAGCTCTAGGAGATCGTCATGGACATCGCCATCGCCACTGTCATCGCCCAAGCCGTCCCCGAGTCCACTCCCGAATCCCACCTCTGGGAGGTCCTGTTGGTCCTGTCCACCGTGGCCCTGGTGGTCGTCAGCTCCATCTTGACCTGGGCCACCCTGCGGCTGAACAACGCCACCCTGAAGGCGGCCAACCACGAAATGGCGCTGCTGGCCGGCAACGTCTCGGCCGACATGGCCAGCGTGGCCAAGGAGTCCATGGAGGACCACCCAGCTCCAGCCAAGTGAGATCCAGCAGAGGAGAGGCCTTGACGGGGTCTCTCCTCTGCTATAGTCTAGGTACAGTGAGAGAGAGGCTTCCCATGGAGAGCAAGGTAGTAGCCCAAACCTTCACGGTCGAGGTCGACCTGAAGAACGCCCCGGAGATCGAGTTGGACGGCCGGGGCTTCACGGCTAAGGGCGCAATCCTGGTCTGGCGCAAGGGTGCGCACACGCCACCCACGGTGACCCTGTACACCGATCGAGGCATCGCGCTCCTGGCCCCGCACGAGTGGCCGGACTGGGTGTGCCAGCTGGTCAGTGAGCAGGACCCAAAGAACCCGACACCCAAGCGCATCAACCTGCCGACCGCTGACCAGGTTCGTGGCCTCACGGCCGCCGAAGCCGTGCAGCTCTTTAAGGATCTGAACGCATGAACATGAAGACGCGCCTGGGCCAGCTCTGGACCGCCGGCATCGCCTACGTGGCGTTGGCCGTCGGGGCCGGGCTATCGATCATGTACAACGTGGTGGACACGATGGCCGTCCGGGCTGAGGCCCTGGACGTGTACGACGTGATCACCGCCGTGGCCGCCCCCGCCATCGTGATCTTGATGGTGGAGATGTTCGTGTCCAAGATCTGGGTTGGCCAGACCTGGCAGATCCAGGTGATCCGCTGGCTGGCCACGGTGGCCATCGGTGGCGTGGCCATGCGAACCAGTTGGACACACGGCCACGACTTCATGGCCAGGCGTGGCCAGGCCAGCGACGTGGCCACGCTCTGGCCACTGGCCATCGATCTGCTGGCCATCATGGCCACGGCCCTGATCCTGGCCGGCCGCCGTGTCCAGGTGGCCAGTGTCCAGAAGGCCGGCCCAGTGGACAGTGGCCTGGCCAATGAGCTGGACGAGTGGGACACGGGCGTGGACAAGGCCATCGGCCAGGCCGGCCAAGAGCTGGCCAACGAGGTGGAGCGATACGTGGCCACCGGCCAGCCGCGCGCGGTCCCGGTCACCCCTGGCCACGTGGACATCCCCGAGCCGGCAGCTCTGGAAGTCCAGGCCTGGCTGGTGGACGGCCAGACCGTGGCCAAGGGAGAGCTGGACAAGAAGCTGGCCGCCGATCACGGCGTCAGCACCAGGACGGCCCGTCGCTGGCGGGACCAGATCACAAGGGAGATCAACGATGGCGAAGTATCCGACCAAGGAGAGCGTGGCCAAGGGGCAGCGTGAGGCCGTGGCCCAGGACCTGAAGCGGCGCGGGGGCAACCCCGTTCAGGTCTCCGACCTGAAGCAGCGCAACGGCGTGGGCAACGGCGCCGGCAAGCCCTTCCTGAGCACGCTGCTGCGAGGTGGGCGCCGTGGCTAAGAAGGGCCCGGGGTTCGTCCCCTGCACGACGTGCGGTGGCTCCTGAGCCACCACAGTCCAGGAGATCTACATCGACAAGAACGGCAAGACCCAAACCCGAGTGGTCCGCAAGGTCTGCACTTCCTGCGGAGGCAGGGGCGGGTATCACGTCTGACAGTCACTACCAATTTGGAGCCCCCGTCTTAAGACGGGGGCTCCTCTTTTTTCCTGCTCGGGATGGGTATTGCTCCTCGCTTACACGTCTGCTATAGTAGATCTAACAGCGAACGAGGGAGACCGAAATGAACGTCACCACAGCCGACACCGCAGCGATGGACCCGATCGTCTACGCGCTCAACCACCAGCGCGTTCAAGACGCCGAGCTTGCCCGCGAGATGGCCGACGGGCACGCCGAGGCCCTGGCGGCCGAGCTGGCTTCGATCCAGGACGACCTGAACGCCCTGGACGCCACGGTCCAGAAGCTGGAGAGCGTCACGCTGGGCGACCCGGGCACCCCCGGCCGCCGGTACTGATCCCCTGCCCATCCCTGCCGAAGGACAAGCCATGATCCGCAATATCAGCTACTCCCGTGACGCCTTCTCGGACCCCGATCAGCTGATCAAGAACGCCAAGCGCGCCCTGACCGGCGTGGACTACGACACGATGGTGGGCACGGGCCTGTCCGGCTCACTGGTCATTCCGACCTTGGCCCGAGCCCTGGGTAAGGAGTGGGCCATCATCCGTAAGGCCAGCGAGAGCAGCCACGCCGGCGCCGGTTTCGAAGGCACCATCGGCAAGCGATGGATCTTCGTGGACGACTTCATGGAGACGGGCAGCACCGAGCGCGCCGTCATGCAAGGCGTCCGGGAGGCAACGGACCTGTGGAACCGGACCATGCCGGCCATGCTCCAAGAGCCTCTGTCCACCTACGTCGGGGCCTACCTCTATAGCTGGAATTCATGGCGACCCAACTACCGCTGACCTGAATCAACGAACGCCCCCGAGCCGGTTCGGCTCGGGGGCGTTCTTGCTGTTCTATCGGTTGGCCGCCCAGTGGACAAGGGCGGACATGTCGTAGAGCCTGGCCTCGGTTTGGCCATAGGGCTGGCCATTCGGCTTGGCCAACGGCTCGGGAAAGGTCGCATCCCGCTGGCCAGCCGCGCGCAGACTGTCCAACGTCAGGCCAGGGAGCTGGCCAGCGGCCTTGGCCAGCGTGACCGGATTGGCCAGAGCCGGCCTGGATTGGCCATCCACCGTGGCCAATCCATCCTGTTGGCCAAGAACTGGCCCGGCCACCGGTACCGCCGAGTTGGCCAGGATCCGATTGGCCATGGCCTCGTCCAGGAACGGGACACGGAAGATCATGAAATCCTCACCCTTGGCCAGACCCCAGATCCCGCGCGGGCCAGTAGGACAGGCCACGTAGGCGATCGTGTCCACGAGCATTTTCCAGAGCTTGCGATCCCACTTGGCGATGAGCCGGCCGCCCTGGAAGGACTCCCGAATGTCCCCGCCGTTGCCGCCGAACACCGACGCGCTGAGCCGTTGGGCGGCCACCACGGCATGGAGCTTCAGCTCCCGGCCCATGCCCACCAGTTCCTGCATGGCCACGATGGCCGGGGACTGGAGCGGCGGATCCAGGTCTCCCAGGTCGACGTCCGCGCCCGGGTCATCGGCCAGGGCCAGCTTGGCCTCCACGATCAGCCGCTTGCGCTCGGCCCGCCAGTGCCTGGCCAACCGTTTGGTTTGAACGTTGATCTCCTCCACCAGGACGAAGACCCGGCGCTGGGTGGCCAGCTCCCCCTCGTCCATCTCGATCCGCCTGGCCATCTCCGTGGCCACGTCCAGCCAGGCCTGATGCAGATCCTCGGTCCGCCAGGCGTAGCGGACACGCCGCCTGTCCACCTTGCCGTCCCCGGCCCATCGCCAGTGGCTGAACTTCTTGGGGTCCATGATCAGCACGCCGTCCCCGTAGCGCTCGATCCGCTGGACCATGGCCACTCTGGCCAGCACGCTCTTGCCTGTCCCGCTGGCCCCGGACATGGACATGTGCGGAGCATCCTCGGCCAGGCTGATGGTGGCCAATCGGCCACCCGGGCCACGGCCCAGGACGATGGCCTCCTCCCCGGCCTCGGCGATGGCCGTCTGGATGGACTCCCAGGTGACCTCGGCCGGCGGCACGGGCGTAGCCCGGAGCGTGACCCAGACCCGGTTGCCGGCCTCGGACCATTCGGCCTGAGGATTGACGATGCCCAAGCGCGCGCCTACCTGGCTGGTTAGCGCGTCCTTGGTTCCCTTGGGCAGCGGCACCCCCGCCGGTAGAGCGAGCCTGACTGCCTGTCGCTCGGCCGGTCCGGCCGCGTCTCCGGAGCCCCACCCGCGCGGCACGTCCACGGTCTCGCGCGCCCAGCGCTTGTTGTAGCGAATGGCCAGGATGCGCGCGGCCAACTGGCCGGCGGGGTACGTCCATTCACGGTTGAGCCGGCGGCGGAAGAGCACGCCCCTGGCCGCCCCGAGGCCGCGCCAGCCCCCGAAGAGCGCGACTCCTACGGCATAGGCCAGCAGGGGGATCCAGCCCAGCCAGAAGGCGGCCAAGGCCAGGACAGCTGGCGCGGTCAGCAGGGCGTTGCGCGCGACCACCCGACGCCAACGAGCCCTAGTCAGCTTGGTGACGGGCTTGCCCCGGTAATCCTCCGTGGCGTCGTGCAGAAACGAGGCGTTATCCCGAGCCGGGCCGAGGTATGCCCCGGTCACGAAGAAGCGCCAGGGGAGCTGGATGGGCAGAGGCACGCGGTACCGATGCGAGACCTCTCGGATAGCAGCAGGGTTGTAGGGCATTGATCTACTATACTTGACATCAAGCTCTGTTGATCTGCTATAGTAGAGCTACCTCGGCCGGATGGGGTGAGATCAACTCCACCACCCGGCCGAGCCAAACCCTTGGAGGTGCTATGAGCTGGCTCGCCCGCGTGAAGCGGCGGCGGCCGGGGGTCTACGCCTACCGGACCCGGCGCCACTATGCCCCCTTGCGCAAGGAGTGGGGATACGTCGGCAAGAGCCGGGACCTGGTCATGCGGGACCGATGCCATGCTGGCGCGTGCGGCAGACACAAGACCTGTGTCCAGAAGCCCTGGTATGACCTGGTGGCGTACCGGATCACCATCCAGCTGCCCTGGTGGCTGGGTTGGGACTGGCTCACGCTCAGCCTGGAGACCGGGCTCATCTGGCTGCTGAGGCCCCGATACAACATCGCCAAGAACCCATGGCCGCACGTCAATCGGATGAAGCAAGCCGTCCAGCGCATGGAACGCGAGAGCGCGCCAGCCGGCTACCGGGCCATGGTCGCCATGGGTCCTTGGATCACCTGGGCCACGCGCGCCATCGCGCTGGTTCTCATCGCTGGAGGAATCGGAGGGTACCTGTGGACCAGGTAGACGTCTGGAACAAGAAGCCGGCCACCATCGTGGCCAGCCGCCGCCTGGTGGCCGCCCAGACCCAGATCATGGGCGCGGCCGATCGCTGGGCCCTGGTGGCCGAGATGAACCGCGCAGCCCGCAATGGAGAGGTTCAGGTCGTCCGGCGCCAGCCGGTCTGGAATGCGTCCTCCGGTCAGTACGAGGTAGTCGTGCGCCGGCTGAAGGACCCGGCCCCCCGCTGGCGCAAGCCGGTCCTCATCTCCTCAGGCGTGGCCGTGGCCTTCGGCGCGCTCGTGGGCGTGGGCTACTACCTGGCCACCACCACAGCAGGCCTGGCTCTGTTCACAGTGGCCGGCCTGGTCACCATGATGGCGTTCGGAGCCTGGCTCTCCAGGCTCGGCCAGCGGGGGGCGCACGCAGCCGTGGACGTTCGGGTGGAGGTGAGAGTGCGGTGAGCACGCATGAGCTGGATTTCGGCGACGGCAGGCGGCCGATCTATTTCTGTGGACTGTGCAACGCGATGTCCATGGAACCGTGCAAGATGCACCAAACCGATCCGGTCTGCTATACTGGACCTATGGAACCCAAGGACCAGTACCCGCGCTCACTCACACTCCCCGACGCCCTCACCCCGCAGATCGGCGCGGTGGAGGCCATGGTCACCGCCTTTCAGGACCGAGTCCAGAACAGTGAGATCAATGACCTGGACGACGCCGAGGCCTTCCTCACAGCCTGGTTGTCCGGGATGAAATCCCTCCAGTCCTGAACCTCAGCAACGCGACAGGCCCGGACCGATGAAGGTCCGGGCCTGCTTTTGCATAATGCCCTACTCGGCGGCCGGCGGATCAACCACCGGCGGCAGGATGATGATGTTGCCGTTGGTGATCATGTTGTCGCGTGGCTCCAGTTCGATAGCCAGGGCGATCAACTCCGCCAGGTAACCCGGGCCGGCCGTGATGACCAGTTCCCCGGACATGTCCTGTTCACGGCCCGTGATCTGCTGGCTGATCATCGGTTCCGCTTCATCCAGGCCGTGACCAGGGAGATGGCCGAGGAGACGGCGCCCACGGCCGCCATGCTCCACCACCCGGACCACGTGCTGGTATCGAGTCCGGTCAGCCAGGCCAACAGGCCGGTCGCGCCGATGGTCAGCACGGTGTTGAGCACGATGCCGACCTTGGATTCCTTGGCCAGCGACTTGGAACCATCCGACTGCGGACCGGAGGTCAGGGCGGGGTTGGTAGTCATGGTCATCTCTTTCCGTCGCACTGGAATAGCTCACGTAGATGATGCCACGCCTCGGCCGCGTTGCGCCCTGCTGGCGTTGCCGGCGCGGTGTCCCGGTAGACGTCGTCCTGGGCCACCACCAGCGCGCAGACGGCCGCCGTGATAGCAACGCTCTGGCGCGCGTTGTCCGCCTGGGCCGTCTGGATTGCTCGCTCGGACGCCTTCAGCGAGACGATCACAGACAGACCCATGCCTGAGATGAAGATGGCCAGCAACACCAAGGCCACATACCACGTTCTCCAGCGCAACGCTCAGCCTCCCGTCACGGCGCGCCAGGTGATGACGGCGGCAACGGACGCGAGGCTTGCTGCGGTGGCAACGCGTCCGTAGACGTGTCCCCGCCAAACCGACCAACCAAGATCTGAAGCGCTCCCGGGACGCCCACCAGAACGGCGCCCACCCAGATCAGGGTCTCGTTCGCTTGAGCCGGAGGATCGAAAATGATCCCCGCCTGTCGAAAGATGATCAGCCACCCGCCCACCCAACTGGCCACGTCCCGCGCGACCGTTAACAGGCCAGGACCGCGCATGCTGCTCACTCATGTTCCGCCTTACGTCTCGGGCAGGGTCTGGGCCCAATGTGATCATGGAGTGGTCAGCTTCCGGGGTCAACGCTCTGGTCTTCGGGGATCTCGATTCCGGCCTTGTTCAGAGCCCGGATGAGGATCCGCTGATAGTTCAGCGTGTCGGTTCGCTGCTGATTGACGATCACGTGCACCTCGGCAATCTGTGCGTTCCCTCGCTTCACCTCGGTCTCCACTCGCTGCGATGTGCGCCGTGCAGCCCAGGCCGTGATCAGAGCCGCAATCGAAGTCAGGAGCAGAGACATCACGCCGCCGGCCGTGACGATGCCGGCCAGCGTTGAAGGCGCCATCAGGCCTCCACGCCACCCCGGAGGATCAGCTTCAGGGACTCGGTCAGTTCCTCCACCGTGACGTCGTCGCGATCCTCGGGCAGGGAAGCCACCACGGCCTTGGCCACGGCGGCGGCCAGGGCGGCCGGGTCGGTCTGCTTGGCACCCAAGGCGGCCACGGCCGAACCCAGGGCAGCGAACCGGGGAGCCAGCTTGGCATCCACCACGGCGGTCAGTCGGTTGCGCTCGGAGTCGGAGAGGTCGTCCAGGGAGTTGCGGAACTTGATCAGCACGCGGTCCGCAATGTCGTCGATCTCGGCAGCGGTCAGGGCCATGTCCATCAGTCCTTCCAGCCAGGGGCGGGTATCCGCCTCCAAGGCAGTCTCGTAGCTGAAGCTGAAGTGTGCGTGCTCAGTGTGCGGGCTAGCCCCGGTGTACGTCCGCTGGCGCCAGCCGTTGCTGGCCTCCCAGATACGCCGGTTAAAGATGATGTACCTGAGTCGACGCTCTTCACCCGAACGGCAGCGGGCCAGCAAGAACTGGACCACGTCTTCCATGGTCAGGTCGGCCTGGCGAAGATCGTCATCCACGTCGATGGCGTGAACCTCGTTGACCTTGTCCGCGTCGTGGATCGGTACCGACCCGGTCTCGTCCGGGTTGTGGTCGGAGGTTTCCTGCTGATGCGCAGTGTCCCCGATCCAGCCGTCGGAAGCCTTGTCCCGACCCGGCGCGATCAGGTTGAAGTCCGACCGAAGCCGGACGCCGCAGGGGATCAGGACGGCAGCTGTCATGGCCTCAGGCTATCCGACGCACGGTCACTGAGCTGGCCGCCTGGATGCCGCCCGAGTTGGCGTTAGAGACGTTCGGGGCCCAGCGGAAGGCGTAGTTGCCGGCGCCCGTCACTACAGCGTTGCGCGTCTCCTCGATCACCCGCTGGTACGCGCCCGAGGTGGACAAGCCGTAGATCTGATCGGAGTTCCACAGGATCGGGGCCAGGTTCAGCGGCGGCCCGCTGGCCGGCGCTGTGGTGTTCGCGGCCGTGGGTCCGATCAGCATTCGCAGCGGATTGTTCCAGGTGCCCGTGAAGGACCACTGGGTCTTAATGGCGATGCCGGCCGAGCCACCGGTCATGAAGATCTTGTTAATGATCTCCCAGGTGCCCACGCCCAGCGCGATGCCGGACAGCTCGGAGTCGTCCGCGTAGGTGGTGGTGGAGGTGCGGACCTGGGCCGCAGATTTCACCGTGACGTCCGGGACCGTGGCGCCCAGCAGCGTGGCGGTCAGTCGCTGGCCGGCAAGGAAGGCGGGGTATTGGGTCATGGCACCTCCTCAGAAGATGATCGTAGTGGGATAGGCCAGCTCGACCTTGGAGCCCACAGCGTGAGCCTTGCTGCCGCCGTTCACGCCTCGGGTCACTGTGAGGATCTGCCGGCCGTTGGCGATGTTCAGGTCTCCCACGTCGGTGACCGTCATGACCTCTCCGTTGATTCGGATGTCAAACGGCACCTCCGCCGGCTGAGTAGAGGTGGGCGCCCAGGTGGAATACGGGTCTCCATTGTTCTGAACCGTGATGGTGACCGAGCCCGAGCCCGGGGCCAGGGCGCACGTGGAGTTGTCCGCGTCCGCCCGGAGGTCCGAGTCATCCAGCGTGGAAACGTCCCAGGGCAGGGCGGTTGAACAGTTCATCTGGACGTACCAACGATGCGGCCAGAGGGTGGCCTGGTAGCCCTCCACGATCACGTCCGGGTCGTACCCGAGGATCTGATCCCGGCCGGTCACCACCTGCATCCGGAACCCGAACTGCCGGCCCCGCCAGATCTGGACGGCGGCCGGATTCCGGGTCAATTCAAAGGTGATCTGCGGCCAGCGCATGGCCGGATAGGTCCCGAGGTAGAGACGCCAGCCACCCAGATCCGGGAGCTGATCATCGCTTTCTACGATCACGGTCACGGGGTCCGGATACTCACCGTTGAGCGCGATCGAGTCATCGTCCTGGACCGTGACGCTGGAGCCGCCGTCTCTGGTCATGATGATCTTGTTCTTCAGTCGCTGGTCATCGGTGATCCCGCGCGGGGCCGAGGTGAGGTGCCCACTGGCCACGGTGAGGATCAGATCCACGGTCTGCCGGAATCGGGCTGAGTGCGGCCTGAAGCCCAGCCCGTTGTCCCGTTCGTACAGAATCCCAAAGTCCGCGTCCTGGCACTGCCGCAGCACGGTCAGCACGTCCGTGATCGGCTGAGGCCCCATGGGCACCGACTCGCCCGCCTCCACCATGACCGGGATGCCGGCCTCGGCACAGACTCGGGTGACCCGGTCACTGGCCAGCTCCCCGGAGTAGCCCGAGCTGACCAGGCTGAACGTGTTGGTGACGAACGGCAGCGTGTTCGGGCCAGACCACGCGTGAGCCAGCAAGGTGCCGACCGGGAGGTTGTGCGCCGGATTGATCGTCCCGCCCAGGGGCTTGGTATCGGTCGTGCTGGCATGATTCCCGCTAATGGCGTAGTAGACCACCTGGCCGACCTCATGGGAGATGAAGTCCCATTCGGTATTGGCCCCGACCACGTCAGTCTCCAACTGCCAGGCGCACCATTCGGTGATATCCACCCCGTGCGCCGAGGAGCTGGAGGAGAGCAGAGTTCCGGCGGAGTTGTACGCCTCCATATAAATGGCCCCGGCATCAAGGCTGAAGCGCCAGTAGGCAGCAGCGCCAGTGCTATTCCAGGTGACGATGTAGACCCGAGAGCCGGGGATCGAGTCGAACTTGGTCAGCAACATCTGAGACATGCCGTGCACCCCGGACGGCAACGCCTTGGTGGAGGGGATGCTGAAGCGGACCTCGGCCGTGATGTCTCCGATGGAGATGGCCGGGCCGCCGCCGTCTGGTCCTTGCCCGCCCGAGGGCGTGATGTCTCCAACGATCTGAGCCGCCCGGATGCCGTTGACCGAGCTGGCTAGAGAGGTGGAGCGCGGCCCATCTTCAAACGTCCAGTAGCCACTCGGCCCGTATGAGGGGAGCTGCCGGGTCAGGGCGGAGAGCTGATTGCCCTTGCCCTGCTCCAGCCGGCGAATGATGCCGTTGGCCGTGATGGCTGCCCAGCAGTTGTTTCCGGACTGGTCCCATTCCGTCGGCCACTGACTCACCAGGCCGGCCCACTCGAAACCGATCGTCTGATAGTTGTCATAGGTCAAAAGATTGGTGGCACTGTTCGAATTGGTTCCGTTGCGGACAGCCACCATCCCGGTGGAACGTCCGGTCAGACCGCCGGCCGAAGCCGAGACTTGCCAGTCCGTTGGCTCCGATCCTGCAACAGCCCAGGCACTGGCATAAACCCGATCCGCTGAAGCCATCACGTGAACACGCCATCCCGAGCCACCCGAATAGGCGCCCAGAGCTACCGTGCCCAAAACGACACCGCCGCTTCCTGCCACATTCCGCAGAATGCGCAGACGCGCGGTTCCGTCTGTCTGAAACTCCACTACGGCCCAGATGTAATTGGAGCCGTTCGTGTATCGGACCACAGGTCCGCCGTAGTAGCTGGCGCCCGTAGCCGTAGCTGCTGGAATGATCGTCAGCATCATGTCCACGTCAATGGCTGAGCCACCGTTATTGATGACCGTAGCGGACAGATTGGCCGGCCCGGAGTAGGCGGCCACTGACCCAGTAACGGACCAGAGACCGGCCACGCTCCAGGTGTTACCCGTGTCCGAGATGCCCAGGCCCGGGCTGGCCACCGTCCTGGTGAACGTGTCCGTGCATGTGAGCATGCCCACACGAATGGGCGTATTGCTGCCGAGCATTCCCCAGTACGGGCTCAGGAAATTGGACGTGGAGAATCGACCGGTCCGATTGTCCAAGGTCAGATTCATGACTCCGGCGTCAACCTGGTCCGCTTCATTCTGGCGGCCGGCGGAATAGGTGATGGCCTGGCCCCCATCCTGGCCGGGATAGCGGACGTAGGCGGAGATGTCTTCGTAATCCGGACCCCAATCGCCTACCGGGTCCATGCCGGGGTAGAGCCAGACTCGGACATCGTACGGTGCCGCATTCAGGGTCATTGGATGAGATTCGCCGTTCGCACGAGGTACCGGAACATGGAGACCACTTCCTGGCTCCCGGCCAGCTCCAGTCGAATGGCCGTGGGCTGGCCGCCGCCAGACTGCTGACCGTCGCCCGAGCCACGGCTGGAGCTGGCCGAACTCATCCGACCGGACTGGTCGGGGACGAACAGCTCTCGGCCGCCCTCACCGACCCAGTACGGAACGCCCTTGGCTACGGATCCACCGGTGGCGCGGCCGTCCCCGCCGCCCCGGATGCGCTCCAGCTGATCGTTGACCTTGTTCAGCTTGGAGTCATTGACCAGCACACTGACCGAGATCTTCTTGGAACGGACCTGGGCCAGCAAATCCCGCACGTGCGCAACGCGCGCAGCCGAGACATCCGTACCGGTCACCTGGAGGTTGGCCTTGTAGTTGCGGGCAAACTGTTGGCCGGCCTTGCGGGCCTGATTGAACTGCTCCTTCAGCTGATCAATCCGGCGCTGGGTCAAGCCGGCCGATCGCAGGGTGGCCTCCAGGGCGGGAGTCATGTGGCCATCGAACTGATCACCGAGCAGGCCGGCGGCGCCCTCCACGTCCAAGGCCGCCTCAGCCAGTTCGCGGTATGCGGCCTTGGCCTCTCGGCTCTCGGACCCACTCTTCTTGGTCACCTCGGTAGCGTTCTTCTGGGCCGCCGCCAACTTGTCCTGGGCATTGAGCAGACCGAAGACGGGATCGGTCTGAGCCTTCAGCTGCTTGGACAACTCGTCCAGCGCATCCTGTTCGCCCTGGGCCGCCCGGGTGGAATCGTCAAATTGCTGCTGGAGGGCCTTCTGCTTATCGGTCAGTTCCTTGGTCGGAGGGACCACCTCCTCGGTGGACTTCTTGACCAGGCCCATCTTCTGAGCCATGTCTCCGAGCATGCCGATCGGACCGAACAGACCAACGTTGAGCTGATGCAGCGCCTCGCCCAGAACGGGTACATCCCCGGCCCACTGAATCAGCTTGTCCAGCCAGCTGTACGTCTCGGCCAGGGCGCCGATGGCGGGAGTCAGGCCGGACATGAGCAGGTGCACGGAGTCGGTCAGATGGTCCAGGGCCTTGGCTCCGGCGTCCGAGTGGTCGGCCATCTCCTCGATGAAGCCGGCGGCATCGTTACCCACGCTGCGAGTGAGCTTGCCCAGGGACTCCATGACCGGGTGTGCGCGCGCGGCCGTGTAGACAAATGCGTCCAGGATGGCATTACCGGCAGCCAGGATGTCCGCCGTCAACGGCTCCAGCTCGGGCCCGAGGCTCTGGAAGATCTTGCCGATTTTCGGGACGGCCGCCTGGGCCGCCGCATCCACCAGAGTCAAGGACTTCTGGAGCGGATTCAGGAAGGAGCCCTCGGCCTCGGCCGTGATGTCCTTGGAGAACCGGCCGCCGATTTGCTTGGCGTACGCCTGGATCTGTGGATTCTTGGCGGCCAGGGCGGCGCCGCCGATGATGCCGCCGATGCCCACGCCACCGACCACGGCGGCAGCCAGCAGACCGGCCGCCTCGGGCGCGAGTGCACCGATCACGCTGACCAGGAAGGCGCCCTTCATCGGGCCGGCGGCGCCCTTGACCCCACTGGCCACGCCCTGAACGATCTTGGTTCCGATCGAGCGAGTGTCCTTGGGATCCGGGTCCGGGATCAGATCCTTGAGGAGGCTCTTGTTCTTGGTGAGATTGCGGATATCCCGCTGGAGCTTGCGTTGGACCTTGGCGATGTCTAGTCGTTGGGCCGCATCGTCGGTGTCCGCAAACGCTCGGGCCAGGCCCTTCAGCTCATGTTCGGCCAGCTTGATCTCAGCGTCCAGCTTGGCCAGCTTCTTGCCGAGATCATCAGTCTCGTCCCCGAGATCATCGGCCGCATCTTCAGCCTTCTCGCTGGATCGGCCGAACAGGCCCAGCTTGGTGCTGGCCTTCTCGGCCTTGTCGCCTACGTCGCTGAGGTTCTTGCCGGCGGACGCCGTAGCCTGGCCGGTCTTGTCCCTGGCCAGGAGGTCCAGGATCAGCTCACGCTTGTCGCTCGCAGCCATCTCACACCTCCCTGGTCAGATACAAGTAATGATCCACTATCTGGTAGACCGAGAGATCGGCCAACCGGTCAGGCGGTATATGGGCATGCATGGATATCAGCACGCCCACAAGATCAATCAGTCGTTCGATTCCGTAATCGGCATGGTCAGCAAAGAGACCGTATCCGTCTCCGAGGTGGTGGTGTTCGGCAACACGTCCAGCGGAAGGGCCGTAACCGATCCCGGCCAATCCGGGCTCCCCCCCGGCTCCATCGGGGGCTCCTCTTTTCCCGGCTCCTGCTCTTCGTCCGGGACGCGCTCCCACTCCAAGGTCATGACGCGCGGGTTGAAGTCACCGAAGACGGGCACCTTGGCGTCGGCCAGCTTCATGGCCAGCCAGGCGGCGCCCATGTCGCCGAAAGCCGTGTCGGCCCGGAAGCCGGTCATCATGTCCACCAGCGGCGTGCCGATCTGGCGCTCGAACTGCATGAGGGTGCGGGCCGGCAGTCGGGTCCAGACCGACTCGTCATAGATCCACCACCGATCTCCGTAGGTGGCCACGTCATCCGGGTCTGTGAACCGGAAGCGCATGGCCTTGACCAGGTTGATCATTTGGCAGGGTTCCTTTCTATTTCTTCAGTCGATCAACGAACTCGTCCAAGACCTTAGCCATCTCACGTTCGACCGCGTCGGCCGCTCGATCCGTGCCTCGTTCGAAGTAGCCGCCTCGGATCGAGGTCACAGCCCAGGGATTCTTATCCCGGCTTCCGCGCCGCGCCCCTCGCCGAACGCGTCGAGAGCGGCCGAAGACCGGGTGCCGCAGTCTGCCGGCCTCCAGAGCTTTAATGTCGCGCCGCTCGTGCTCACCCTCGCCGAACAGCAGCAACCGGAAGGACGCGGACCGCGCTGCCCCTCGAAGCGCGGTCCGCCACTTCATCGACTTTGTGAACGTGTTCACATACTCACCACGCGCGGGAAGGCCGCTGTACTCCTCGGTAACCTCGGCCTGAATCGGCTTGGACACCCTGCGCAGGGCGGCGGTCATCTCCCGGCCGAGGCCCTTGTTGCCCTCGGCCTCGATCTGTTCGGCCAGGGCCTGGAGCTTGGCCTGGCCAGAGATGACCACCTCAAGCGCCATGTGCTAGTACGTGCCTACGGTCGGAACGCCGTCCACCTGGAAGGTGGCCGCGATCGGCACCCGGTCCGAAACCGAGGCGTCCACGGTCAGTTCCGTGCACCAGCACTCGCCCGAGATCTTGACCCGAGTGGCCGTAGATCCCTCCGGACCGTATTCGAATGTGGCCGTGGCGGTGGCCGTGCGCAGGGAGTTGAGCACGGTGAAGATGCCGGTGGTGGCCGTGGCGTCGAAGTGCCCCGCGATGCTGAAGGTCACGTTGGCCAGACCGGGGATGCTCTTGGTGCCCTGGTCCGTGAACGCGGTCACCTCGGACAGGGCCCGGGCACCCGGCAGACCGGACACCTGATTGAGATAGATCTTGACATCGCGCAGCGTTCCGCCGGAATCGTCCAGGCTGAACACCGCGTCTTTTCCGTGGCGGAAAGTCAACTCGGGCTCCTTGGGTCAGCGCGGCGCGAACGCCAGCAGATAAGTGATGCTGCCGGTACCGGTCACATCGGTGACTGCTCGTACGTACCGGTTGATCTGGGTCCCCTTGGGGATGAGGATGCGTTGCCAGCCCACGGCCGTGACGCTGGCGAATGCCCCGCTGGCCAGGTCGGCCCAGCTGGAGTTGTCCGTGGAGTGCTGAAGCTTGATGGCCGCACTGGTCAGGCCGCTGTAGGCCGAGACATGCAACGCGGCCGTGGCCCCGCCGGTGGTGTTGGCGACCGGGCCGGCCGAGAGGCTGGTACCCCGGTCTACCGAGATGCCGTTGCCGTCCGCCGTGATGGCCGTCGGAGCCACCAGGACGTAGCCCATGTCCGTGGATTCATCGGCCTGAGCGGTGACCGCGTATCCGAGCGCATCGGATACGGCCGCGTCCAGGGTGCTCTCCGAGACATCGCCCAGAATGAACATGGCTGGCTTACCCACGGCCGTGCCGTCCGGCAGCACCGTGATCAGGATGTTGTTGTCCACGCCCACGGCGGCCAGAACCTCGGCGGCCAGGTCGGACGAGGAGTCCGCCGGCCCGCGCAGGGACATCGATCCGGACATAAGGCCGGGAACGTAGCTCATGCCGCCGGCCGTGGTGACCACAGTGACGTCCGAGTAATTACGCTGATGCTGAGCGTTGGCGCCCGAGATGTTCCCCGAGACCACGAATTCGTTGACGTACGCCCGCACGCCCATGCCCGGGAGGAACGTCACTGCGCCACCACCTCAATGATCAGCTCGGCGCCGATGTACTCGACCCCCGCATATTGGATCACTCCGACCTTTCGAGATCCAGCCAGGAGGGAATAAGAGACCAGGCCACCCAGGGTTTTGTCCGACTCCATCACGTCCTTGATCCGAGTGCCGACCCCGCCAGTGGACATGGCCGCTCGGAGGATCCGCTGGCCGTTGGTCGAATCGGCGGACTGGAGCAGGACGGAGACCAGGAAGGTGAAGGCGTCCGCACCTCGGGCGAAAGTCAGATCCCAGTCGATGTCATCGAAGTCGATGATGAGACCGGGAACCGGGACGTCTCCGGGCACTTCGGAGTACGCATTCAGCGGGACCTGTTCACCATTGACCGTGAACATGACCTTGCCCTGGAAGAGATCCCGGAGCGCGTCCGCGATCTCATTGAGGTCGTAGTCAGCGGCCATCAGGCGACCATTCCCACGCGCACGCGATACGGGGCCAGCCGCTCGGCCACCTTGGGGTTGGACCGGACACGGACCGTGTAGTCCCCGAAGCCGGCCACCCCGAACGGCGTGTCTTTCAGCTTCAGCTCTTCGGCGGCCAGCATCAGGGTGGCGCTCTTGATGTCCGAGGGCACGGCCGCCCAGCCCCATGCGGCGGTCACGGTGCAGCGCGCCACGGTGAGACCCCACCCCGCCCAAGAGCTGGCCCAGGAGATCCGGAGATAGGGCCAGCCCTCCAGTCCGTCCAGCACGCCGTCCGAGGGCTCCAAGAAGTAACTCGTTCCCAAGTCGGCCCATGCCGTGCCGTTGATGATCAGCCCGTCCGTGGTCCAGAAGTCATCCGTCTGGACGCCCGAGGGCCGCACTTCATAGGTTCTAGACGTCGCATCGGCCACCTCTGTCCGGCCGAAGCTCCGGCCGCAGTAGCGATCCACCTGGCGACTGGCCGCCTCCAGGGCATCTTCCAGATCCGACTCCACGTAGGTGTTGGTATCCGGGATGGCCTGGCGCCGCTTCAGCTCGGACACGGTGGCGTACGTTCCGCCGGCCGCCGTGGTGGAGACCAGCGTGATGATCTCCGTGGCGGTCACCGTGTCGGTCTGGGCATCGGTGCCCGTCCACGCCACCAGATAGTCCGTGAGGGCCAGGGCGCCGCCGGGGGTCCATGTGTATGCGTTGATGCCCGTTGAGGGCGTGGAGACGCCCGTGGCGGTCGGACCGAGCACAGCCGCGCCGCCGGCCAACGGGGTGATGGTGATCGTCACGCCGGTCACGGCGGCCAGAGGTCCACCGGCGTACTGGCGCCATTCGGCGGAGAGGGCGGTTGCCGCTCCTCGGGTTACCTGCATCAGAGCGCCTTCTGGAAGATGCCATCGGCGAAGAAGTTCACGCCCGCCGATGAACTGGTGGGGAAGGCGATGTCCGCCGAGGTGAGGAAGTAGCCAGCGGGGTTGGCCGTGACCAGGTCTCCTGAGGTGGTGGGCCAGGACCATGATCCGGTTGCTGAGTAGCGGTTGCTGGTCCAGTAGACCCACATGTAATCCACGCCTACGGAGAGCGAGACGGGGGAGCTGAAGTCGGGGCCGCGCTCCCAGGTGTTCGGAGAGTCCATGGTCACAGGCGTGACCGCCAGCTGGACGCCGTCCGAGAACCGGTAGAGCCCCATCTTGACCGAGGTGGGCGGGGTGCCGGGGCAGTAATACCGAGGAGCCACGGCCTGGCCGGCCGCGTTGACGTGGAACCGGGTGCCGACCGAGATGGCCGTACCCTCCTCAAAGGCGCCGCCGGCCGCCGTGTTGCCGAAGATGTTCTGGTCTGGCCCGAATCCGCCGCCGGCCGGACCGAAGTCCACCCAGGCCCCGCCGATGCGGACGGAGCCCTCCAGGGCGGAGTCCACCCAGGCGCCTCCGATGCGGACCTGGGCCGCGCTCACGCGTGGATCCAGACGTCGCCGTTCACCGGGCTGGCGGGCGTGGTGGCGCCTACGTAGATCTTGGCGTCCGTGGCCGTGCCGTAGACCCCGGCCGTGTCGTACATGATCACGGTGTACTGGGTGTGCGGATCGGCAGCCGCCACGTGCGTAGCAACCGCATCGCCCGCCGCAACGTTGGTGCTCCCCGTGCCCACGTTCTTGCCGGCGGCATCCCCGAGAGCGGACTCCAGAGCGTACTGAGTATGCGGATCAGAAGCGGCCACGTGCAGACCGGGAACGTCCCCGGCCGCCGCCGTGGAGCTGGACGTCCCGATGGTCAGGCTGGAGGTGCCAGCGCCGATGGCCGTCCGGCCGGCCGCCTGACTGGCCGCCGTCAGGACCGAACGGCCTACCGTGGTGGAGTCGGAGATGTCGGTGGCCACCAGCGTGACGTTGCCTGTCTTACCGGCCACCGAGTCAACCGCGCCCGAGCCGGCCGGGACTCCCGTGTATCCGTCAGCCGTCATCGTGCTTGATCCTCGCTTCAGTCTCAAGCGCTATCTCATTCAGGTGCCATGGAGAGGTGACAGCCTGGACCAGCATCTTGCCAACTTCGGGATCGATCATGAACCCCAGGCACGGATCTGAATCGCTCGGCTCGTCGCCGAGCTGGAGGTATAGATTGCGACCATTACGACGACCCTGGCGGATCTTCACCCTGCCATCACCCCCTCCACCTTCCCGAACGGGCCGTCTTGTCGGCGCGCGGCCCACTGGGCCAGCTGCGCGATCTCGTGCCCCTTGGCCTGGATCAGGGTCTCCTGTTGCATGGCGTAGGCCGTCTCATCCAAGAAGATCCCGCCCTTGCAATGCGTGGTCTTGATGGCCGTGTCCACGCCCACCTTCAGTCCGGCCGCCGCCGCCCGGATGCAGAAGGACAGATCCTCGCTGTATGTCCGAGGAGTCCCCTGGCCGCCGCCATCCGCGAGAGTGATCGGGCTGAACGGGTTGGAGCCCAGAATCTCCAGGGCGGGCCGATCGATCAGCAGGCACGCCGCGCCGGTCCCGGCCACGGTCTGGAACTCGTCCCGCCGGTACTTGGCCAGGTGACGGAAGCCCTTTTCGCCCGAGTCCTCGATCTCCAGGAATTCGTACAGGGTGGGGATGATCCGGAACCGCTGGCCATGGAAGGGAGCCTCGGCCAGATCCGGGTCCTGCTTCTGGGCGAAGCAGAGCGCGCCCAGGACATCCGCATCGTTGGCCTCGGCGCTGGCCACCATCCGGTCCACGGTGTCAGGGCTGAAGCCCATGTCCGTGTCCACAAACCACAGCCACTCGGCATCGCTGGCCAGGAAGCGTTCCACGATCTCATTGCGGCCGGCGGCCATGCCCATGGCTCCGGCCACTTTGCGGAAGTACTGGCCACCCGGGCGGATGATCTGCTGGGAGATGGCCTGATCTCGCAAGAGCAGTTCGGCCCAGGACAGGCCGAAGCATGGCGCCCACTCGCGCCCGTTGTCCAAGAATCCCGGAATGACCGTCATGCGTTGCTCCCTGGCAGGGTTGGTCCGGCGGCCCGCCACCCTGCCAGGGACGGGCCGCCGGGGATCACTTGATCTTGCTCGCGCGCGCGGCCGGGGGCTTCACGTCCGCCACCTGGACCGAGCTGGCCTCGGTTGCCTGGCCGCCCGGCTTGGGGCGGTTGTCGCCCTCGTCCGGAGCCTCGTCCAGGCTGGCGTGCGAACCGTCCGGATTGATCGGGCCGAGGGTGTCCGAGACGAACACCTCGCGCCCATCTCCGGCCGTGACCGTCTTGCCGCCCACGTGCTGGTCCAGCGGAACCTTGTCGTCGAAGTCCGGATCGCCCGACTTTGCCTTCTCGTGCACCATCTTTGCCTCCACGTCAGCTGACATAGGACCTGAAGTCCTATCGTTCCCTGTCCTGAGGTAGCCCATGCCCTACCCGGAGGTAGGGCTGGCCCTCGCTTACGCCGTGGTCTTGTCCTGAAGCAGACGGAAGGCCAGGTCATTGACCGAGTCGGCGCCGTTCCGGAAGTGCATGTACCAGGCGCGCCGACCGTCCGGGAGGTTGTTGCTGGTGTTGAACAGGTGCGGGATGAATTCGATGGAGGTCGAACCCGGCTTGTCCACGATCACGTAGTTGCTGAAGTCGCCGAAGACCAGCAGGTTGTCCACGGTCGTGGTCTGCGAAACGGCCGGCATGGTGAACGACTGATTGAACTTGTGGCCCAGCAGCTGCTGGGTGAAGGGCTGGGTGAGGTCCGTGGTGTACGTCGCGCCCAGGGCGGTGCCCAAGGCCTGGATCTCGCCCAGGAACTTCGGGTTGCCCAGCCACTCGGACGAGTCGGTCCAGCGGTCCCCGAGCGCGTTGGCCACGCCCTGAAGGTCGGCCAGGGTCCAGGTGTGCCCGGTGGCCAGCTGGATCTCCACGTTCGTGTTGGCGTCCAGCGCCACCACGATGCCGGTCGGGGCCGAGGTGCCGTTGCCCGAGACGTGGGCCGCCGCCTCCAGCCGGGTCCGGGAGTCGGCCAGCAACATCTGGACGTCCGAGCCCAGGGACGCGATGTCCTCGAACGACTCGATCGAGGCCTGAATCAGGCTCTTGGCCGCGAACACCGGGATCTGCACGGGCGCGAACGGCGGGGTGTCGTCCGAGACCTCGGTCAGTTCGCCGTCCCACGAGGCCGTGGAGCCGGCCGTGGTGACGCCGTTCCACTTGTTGGCCCCGCCGGTCAGGGTGACCACCCGGGACATGGTGCGGACCACGTCCTTGGCGCCCGAGTTGGTGAGGATCAGGGTCGGGTCCAGGTGGGTCGGGACGAGGTAGCCGCCGGCCGTGTTGGTGCCCACCGCGATCGCCGCGCGCTCGGCCTCGTTCAGGAGGACCGCCTGGCCGATCGTGATCTTCTCGAACGCGCCGATGTAGTCGTCCTGCATGCGGGCCAGGATGTTCATCGCCCAGGAGGTGTCCCGCGCGTGGCGCTTGACGTAGCCCTCGAAGCTGGCCCGCCCGGTGTCGCGCACGTCCAGGGTGTCCATGGCCTTCAGGTTGGAGGTGACCAGGGCCCGGGTGATCTCGCCCTTGTCCATGTGCTGGTTGTTGGACCGCAGGATCTCGAACGGATCCGTCTGCACCATCACCTCGGGGCCGCGCCGGGCGGTCCGCTCGATGTGACCGCCGGCGCGCTGGTCGCCCGGCTCACCCTGGGCGGCCAGGTCGGCGGAGCGCACGACCTCCAGCCGGTCCTCGTACTCCAGGGCGTCCACCCGCTCCACGTCCAGGTTTTCGAACAGCTCCAGGGCCGCATCCGAGCGCGCAATGTCCGCGTCCGTGGGCTCTTCCAGCTCGGCGACTTCCAGGACGATGGCCCGCTGGGCCTCCTGCTCAGTCGCGAGCTGCTGACTGGTCTTCCGCTTTCCCACCGATTACTCCCGCGTTCAAACGTGCGCGGTTGCGCAGCACGTGAATGGTCCGGGAGTGGCGAAGTGCCGAGTCCTCGGTGGCGGGCTCAGTGGCGGGGCCGGCGGCGTGCCCTGAGGTGCTGGCGACGATCTTACGCACCATCTCCTCCAGCGCGCCAGCATCCTGACTACGCAGGGCCAAGATCTCGGCGCCGTGGTAAGCGGGACTCGGCGTGGGCCCGTACTCCCGCAGGCCCAGCTCGGTCCGGGTGATGTGCCGCCGGCCAGCGCGCTGGGCCTCGTCGGAGTGGATGATCCGGCCTCGGAAGGACTGGCCCTTGATCTGGCCGTCCCGGATCGCCTCCAGCACGGCGTCCGCCATCTGGCTCTTGTTGTACCGGGTCACGGTGAGCAGGCCGCGCGCGTCGGCCTTGATGTCCAGCGGGGTGCCGATCGGGACGGCGCCCACCATGTTGGGTCGGCCGCTGGCGTCATATCCGTGGTTGTAGAGCACGCCGATCCGAGCCAGGTTGCCCATGCCGATAGTGCGGTTGAAGGCGGTCCGGGAGATGCGCTCCACGTACTGGCCGTGCTGGTCCGAGATTTCGGCATCCTGATCGAACACGGCCGCGTACGCGGTCACGGTCCGGCCGTCGCCCGAGCGGTTGATCTCGATGTCCGCCAGATCCCAGACACGCTCGAAAGTCTCGATCATCCCGCGTACGCCTTTCGATTCGCGCCGCTCTTGCTCACGTGAATGGTCTTGGCCGGGGCCGGGCCCTTCTTCTTGGCCGGCGGGGCCGTCTTGCGGACGGGTACCGCCTTCTTGGCCGCCGCCTTGGCCGGCCGCTTGGCCTTCAGGCCCTTGGTCGTCTTCAGCTTGGACAGCAGGGCGGGCGTGGCCACGCCGTCCACCTTCATGCCGAGCGCGCGCTGAGCCTTCTTGATGGCGGCCGTGGTCCGGGGACCGAGCTTGCCGTCCAGCTTCAGCGGGTGCCCTTGGCCGTCCGTGAGGCCCAGACGGTTCAGCTCCCCCTGGAGGGCGTGGACGCGGTTGTCTCCGCCCTTCTTGCCGTAGCCGGCGCCCGAGCGGCCGTTGTACGACAGGCCCTCCGAGCCGGATGTGTCCTTGGTGGTGGTCGCGCCCTTCTTGGCGAACTTGCCGCCCTGGCGAGGGTGCAGAGCCTCGCTCCAGGTGGCCCGCTCCAGCTCTTCGATATCGGTCATGCCGGGCCCTCCAGGTCAGCCAACGCCTTATCGATCTTCTTGATTACGCCCGGAGATGTGATGTCCATGGGGAGGTCCGTGGCGTCCCGGCCCAGGTCCAGCTGAAGGCGCCACTCGGAATCGATCCAACCACCGTCGGTCACGGTGTTGAGGAAGCCGTCTCCCTCGCGCCGGTCCAACTTCCAGGTCAGGTCTCCCCACCCGGCATGGATCACGCCCTCGCCCATCTCTTCTTCCGGGTCCGGAGCATCGTCGTTGCTGAGTGTTCCGGCCTTATCCTGCGCGCGGACCTTGGACCGATACTCGCCTACGGCCTTCTTGCCATCGGTCTGCGCCTTGGTCATCACCGTGCGCAGCTCTTGGACGCCGTGCTCATCCAGCTCGATGGTGCGGCCCTTGTCGGCCGCACGCCAGAGGTTCTTGTCTCCGGAATAGACCAGGCCGAGCCGTAGCTTGGCCCCGCCCGGCGTGTTGACCTTGGCCATGACCAGAGCGTTGTCATCGTTCGTGTCCAGGACGAATGCGCTTCCGCCGAAACTCTCGCCCGGACCCAGCTTGATCCGATCGGCCAGCTTCAGCGGATCCGGACCCGAGAAGAGCTTGCCGCCGGCCACGTGCGCGAACTGGCCATCGCCATCTCGGACGTACTCCCGGGACCGCGCAGCTTCCGGATCGTCCACGAGCGGAGCGTTGGGATCTTCCTCGATCGGCTCCCCGGTCAGCGGATCGATCCCGGCCATGGCTGGGTCTTCCTCGGGCTCGGGAGCCATCTCCAGCTCGGTCAGGTCTCCGTCCGTCACGGCCTTGACGATGGATTCCAGTTCGAAGGCGTTACCGCCGGCCAGGCCAACAATCGAGGTGGCCTGGGTCGCGACCACGGCCGCTTCATCGGCAGGAGTCGGGCCCTTGTCCTGCGCGCCCGGGGGCTGGAGCTGCACGCTCATCAGGCCAGAGTGCTGGAGCTGGGACAGATCTTCGGCCAGGACGGCGGCCAGGCTGGACTCGGGCGTCCAGCCGCTGGCCACGGCCGCGTTGATCGTGGCCACGGTGGTGGACTGGACCTCGGCCAGGTCCTTGATGTCCTCACGCAGGAAGGCCACGTCTCGGGCGTCGTACCAGAGTTCGGCCCCCGCCGGCTCGGCCAGCAGCGGCGCCACCGCGCCCACGAACGACTTCCATTGCGGCCGAGCGAACGAGTCGCCATAGGCTCGGCGCGCCTGGCCGTAGTTCGAATAGGTGGCCGAAGCCAGACCCTCGGACAGGCCCACGATGATCGGCGGCACGCGGCCGGCGGCACAGATCCTCGTCTCGCCCGCGCCCTGAACGTTCTTGAAATCGAGCTGCTGGAGGTTGGCTCCGATGACCTTGACGTCCGCGCCGCCGCCCAAGTACAGGTTCTTGTAGGCGTTTTCCACGCCCACGGACGCGTCGTTCATCTCCTTGACGAACTGACGGAACTGCTCGATCGTCACCGTCTCTTTGAGAGACACGGCCAGGTTGGGGGTGGCCGCGTTTTCGAAGAACTTGACCTTGTGCTTGGTGGCCATCTTGTCGGACTGGATCTCATTCAGTACCGGCGTCAGCCAGGACATGCCCCGGTACTGGGCTTCAGGGTCCGGGATCGGGGACCAGTGCACACAGTCGGCCAGGGTATCGCCGTCATAGCGCGGGGCCAGGTAGAGCCGACGCTGGCCGCCCGAGTAGGGCCCGCCCACCGTGTAGCTGTAGCCCACGATGTTGGCCTCTACGGCCTCGTCCGGGGCCGCGTCAAGGATGAACTGCATCCAGTCTGGCCGCCGGCGGAGCAGCCGCTGGCCGTCATCGGACCGGGCCAGGAAGAACGTCCCGGCGGCGGTTACGTCCTGTTCGGCGCGCGCGAGAAGGGCCTGGGTCGTGCCACCCGGCCACGGCCGCTCCAGGATGCGAAGATCCGGATTGCCGAAGAGATCGTTGCCGCCGCCGGAAGTGCCGAGCCGACGGAACTTGAAGGTGACATCCGAGAACAACATCATCCGGGCCATGCTCACTGCGAACACCACGCCGTTGGCCTTGTACGCCCCTTGAGTATACCCAAGGAAGGTGTCCAGGATCGGCTCGGCCCGCTGGCCGGGATAGGTGGTGGTGTACCCGACACCGCCGCTCGGGTAGTACAGATTCGATTGGAATTGGACCAACTGGTCCACGTAGCCCTGGAACGAGCCGTCATTGCGCTCGATCTCGGTCGGCTTCCAGCGGACCAGATCACGCAGGAAGCTCATGCGTAGACCGCCCACGGCGCCGGCGGGGCGGCCGGCTCCAGGCCCTTGGACACTCCCCAGAGCGCATGAGTGATGGAGACCAGCGGAGTGATGTCCGTGGTGGCCGTTCGCCGGTCCCAGGCGTGGCCATCGCCGATCGGCCGCTTGCCCGCTCCCCCGAGTGCCAAAGTGATCTCCGCCTGTCCGAGGTGAGCGATGGAGCGGTCCTGCTCAGTCTTGCCCGTGGCCGCATCATAGATCATGCCGAAGGCTGAAGCGACGTCCCGACTGGTCATCGTCTGGACAATGATCCCAGCCTCCTCCAGGTCGGGGATCAGCGAGCCGGCGGGGGAGCCTGGATCCACCACCACCACACACTTGCCATTCTTAGCCTGGAACTGACCGATGATCTCCAGCACCCAGGCCGTACCCGGGCCGTTCATGATCAGTTCCAGGTGCCGCTTCTCGTCAACGCGCCGCTGAGCCAGGGAGATCGAGGCCCGGACAGCCCCGGCCGAGCGCGGGCTGACGTCCACGGCCAGGACAGGGCGGCCGAGGAGCTCGGTCGGAGGAGGTCCGCCGGCTAGCTCGGTAACGATCTTCAGGACGGTGCCCATACTCGGCAGGAGTGTCTCCGTGTCCCATTCGTCCGAGCCCGAGCGCTCATCCACCAGAGCTTCCCACTGAGCCTTGGTGATGATCGTGAAGCCCTCGGACAGGTCCGGCGGCCAGAGGCCGATCCGCTCACGGGCGAACCCCACCGGGTCCATGGCCACGCGCTCGCGTTCGATCGCCTCCACCGTGACCCGGCCAGGGTGGGCAGGGTTGGTGCGAGCCCAGACCTTCGGATCGTCCAGGATGCAGCCAACCGAGCGGCCGGCCTGGTGGGAGCAATTGCTGGACTGGCACGGCCCGATCTGGTCCAGCTCGGCGTCATGGCCGTAGTCGATATACATCATCCCGGGGGCCCCGGCCAGGGCGGCCCGGCGCGCGGCGTAGAGCGGTTCGGCCGTGCCCGACTCCAGGGGCGGGGAGCTGAAGAGCCAGAGCTGAGGGTTGGGTCGGGCGGACATGGCCGGCAGGGTGGCCGAGACCTGAGGTGCGGTCAGGGCATAGGCCTCGTTCCAGACCAACTTATCGAAGCTGAAGCCTCGGCCGGCGCCCTTGGACCGAGCCAGCCAGCGGGCCCGACGGCCGTCCAGTAGCTCCACGCCTTCCTCACCGTTGGTATTGATCACCTTCTTGACCTGGCGGCGGAGGTCGTCCGTGTTCTCGATCAGAGCAATCACGCGGCGGAAGGACTCCATGGCCGTCTTGTACTCATGGGCCGAGACGCCCACCAGGCGCTCTCCGGTGATGAACAGCCAGCCCAGGATCAGAGCCTCGATCTCGGCATCCTTGCCATTCTGGCGCGGCGCGATCACGGTGTTCTGGAAGCTGGCCCACTTGCCTTGCAGGGTCTCGCGTAGACCACAGTCCAGGTCCCGGCATTGCCACGGGTCCAGCTCCAGGCCGGCGGACAGGGCCAGCTCGGCGAAGTCCGGCCCGCTGGAGTACGGCGCGTCGGCCGGATAGTGCATGAGCCTAGGCAGGATCAGCTCGGACATGGATCACCCCCGAGCCCAGCGTACGGGCTCGGGGGTGATGATCGATCAGACCTTGATCAGACTCTTGAGCTTGATCGTGAGTTCGCCCATGTCGTGGTAGTCCAGAGCGTCCTCGTCGTAGGCCTTCATGATCAGCCCGTCCACCACCTCCGGATCCAGCTCCTCGGGTCCCGAGATCATGGTCAGGCGCGGTTCGGTCATCCACTTGCCCCGGTGGTATGAGCAGGCGCATCTCTCGGCCGGGTCCAGAGACCCAAGAAAGGTCACCACCCCGGCTGAGGCGAGATAGGACTCCAGCTCTCCGCACCAAGCGTGGGTCAGAGTCATATTGCGGAGGATGTCCAGCAGGGCTTCTGTCTTGATCATAGGTCTAGTATAGCAGACCTATCTCAGCTGTACCAGACCGATCCGACGCGATCGTTCCAGGCCGAGCCGAAGAACTGACTCATGCTGGTGATGTAGTTGACGCCGTTCTGCGCGATCTGAACCGATACCGAGCCATAACCAGCCGTGACGGAACAGTAATTGTCGTCCGAGTAATGCAGGTAATGGGCCGGCGCTCCGGTCACGGCCGCGCGGTTGATCATGGACGAGGAGATCTCATTGGCCACGGCGCCGCCCGGCCATCCGGTCTGACCGGACCAGGGGAAGGACCAGCAGGTGTTGCCGTACAGATTCTGCACATGGAACCCATATCGGCCGCCGCCGAACTGGTCGTCAGCGTAGAAGCAGACCCATCCGTCCTGGCAGCCCTGGATGGTGGACATCTGCCGGTACTGCATCGGCGCGGCCTCGGCCGGGGTGGCCATGAGGCCGAGGCCGATCAGCAAGGTTGCCGCGAGCGCGGCCAATCGCTTCATCATGCCTTGACAATAGCAGAGGGAGGGCCCCACTGATCAGCCATGGCCTTGGCAATGCACTGGAACGTGAGCGAGCGATCCCGAGAGCGGCGAACCCCGCCAGCTCCGGACAGCGATCCGGATGTCCGGGGCCGATTGTCCACGTACGCGCGCAGATCCGTCGGCTTCTCAGTGAAGGCCGGAACGAGACGTGGAAGATTCTTGAGCCACAGCCCGGTAGTTTTCTGGTACGGCTCTCCCCAGTGCCAGGGCTGAATATACTGGTCAGCCAGCCGGATCTGGGTACCGATGGCCCCGGCCGGATTCTCGATGGCGATGCTCGGGATCGGAGCAAACATGAGATCCATAACGAACTCCAGTGCACGCTCCCGCTCCTGCTGGATCTGGGCCCAGCGCCAGGCGTTTGACTTGGTCAGGTAGGTGCACGGCGGGAACGCCACCATGAGGTCCCAATCCAGCCAGCGGGAGACCTTCAGTGCATCCCGTTGGAGGTGAAAGGTCGGGTCACCCTCGGTTGGCTCCAGGTCGCAGGACCAGGCGTCATGCCCGTTGGCACGGAACGCATCCCGCACTCGACCGCTGAACTCACAAGCAACCAAGACCTTCACAGCCGGCCCGCCTCGGCCAGCAGATTCACGATCTCGGCCTGGCGATCCAGGTCGGCCTGGGTCCAGGGCTCGCTCTTGTAATCCAGGCCGGTCAGTTCGTTTTCCAGGGCCTCGGCCATCTCGTTGCTCATACCTGAACTATAGCAGATCTAACCCTGCTGTGCCAACCGGTCGGCCCGCTTCTTGGCCAGCTCATCTGCCTTGCTCGGGACAGCCGCCGGCTTGATCTCCTCTTGCATCTTGGCCAGCTCGGCCACCACGGCACGCAGGGCCAGGGCCTGCTGACGCGCCTCGGCCAGCGGGGCATTGATCAGGATGGTCACCTCGGACCCGAACTGCCGGCCCAGCTCAAACCAGTCCTCCGGACCCTTGCCCGTGATCCACTTGTCCAGAGCATCGAGCCGGGCCTTGATCCGCACGGCCTCCTCGGCCAGGGCGCGGGCCGAGCCCTGGAGCTTGCTCAGTCCCAGCTCTCGCGAGAGCCGGTCGCTGCCCGTGCTCATAGCCGCTTGAGCAGGCCCAGGGCCGGGCCTTCGGTCACGGTGCGCATGTCCATCTCCCAGCGTTCGCCCACTTTCTGGATCTTGACCTGGAGGGGTGCGCTCCAGTCCTTCAGCTGCTCGATGATCTCGGGGCTGGCCATGATCGTGACGCGCTCGCTCGCCTGCTCGGGCTCAGCCGGCGGCGGCGGCGGATTCCAGCCCAATGTCTCCAGCAGGGCCGCCAGTTTGGGCTGAATGTGAACCGTCAGATCAGTTGCCTGGGCCGAGACTCGGGGCGGCAGGAGATCCAGGTGCAGAGTGGTGGCCTCGGACACCCCCGCGTCCAGACTGAAGCCTCGGACGAGGCCCGAAATGTCCTGGCCATCAATCTTGATCTTGCCTCGGGCACCTGTCCGGCCTACCTCAATCTCCGCATTCGTCACGCTATGTAACCTCTTGTCCTTCGGTTTGAGTGGATCTTGGGGGGGATTTTCCGCGAT